TCGTGTTTGCCAACCAATTCTACATTGCTGCAGAAGAAGTGCATCTGAATGCAGTGGAGGATGATTATGAGGTGGAAACCGATGAAGAGAACACCCTGCTTATGACAAATGCCAATGTAGGTTATGATTTGCCGGACTCGGAGTATTTCCGCTTTGCCAAAATGAATGACAGCTTGGTAAACCTATGTGAAAAGGTGGAGCAGCCAAGTTTGCTCAATGTAGGGTTGTACTTCAAGGAGAATACTCCCAACCGTACCATCTGCATCGATACGAGTACGGATAGACAATATGTGTACCGTCCGTATCAGTTGGGAAACTTTCAAGGAGGGATGTATCCGCTTCGTGAAGTGAACCAATATGCCAATCTTGACAGGGATGGGGAAGAAGTGACCTTGAAGTTTATCCCTTGCGCTCAAGTGTTCCACTCCATCCCATGCTATGATGCTGGAGGTGAAAAAGTCGGTGACTACATTTGGCTGCTGCCGTCCATCGAAGGGAATACCACAAGTGAAGATACGGATATGTCGGCCATGAACATGACGGAACTGATAGAATCGGGTACAACCGACAACAGTAAAACGGGCAGCGGCCGGCTGAGTTTGGCCTTTTGGCATGGATGCAAGAGCGAGAATGCCTTGGGTCCTGCACTGCCGACAACTTATCCGCTGGTGATGAGCGACAATATGTTTCAGGTATTGACCGATGGCATTGAAGGTACGCCGATGGTAGTGGTAGATGCACAATATTCGCTCCGTTTGCCGGTACTGGAGGCAGAACTGTACAGTGGGGTATATGACATCGATACGACCAAGAGTTACAAGTTCTATACATCAGATCCTAATCTTCCGGACGCACATCTGATATTTGTGATACGCAACAAGCGTTTCGTGTGTCGGGAAATGAATTTTACCATCGCCCAAGGAGAAAAACAGAAAAGATGGAGCTTGACTTGTTATCCTATTCGTATAGCAGACTCAGAAGCGTATAAACGTTGGATTCTGGCTGACGGAAGATGGCGTGACGGGGGGGTGTGGCTGGATGACGGAAGATGGCTGGATGAATGAAATCTCTATTATCTGTTATATTTTGAATTTGCAATGCCCTGGCTTGCTCGTGAGAGTCGGCAGGGCTTTTTTGTGTCCTTTTGTAAGGTAAGAGCAGCAGCTATTTTTGTCAAAAAGATAGTTTTAACGATGGGTGTAAGTACAAGTGATTTCAGAATAGCGCTGCGCATAGACAATGCGGATGCTGCACGCAAGTTGCAGGAAACCAAGAATGAGATTTCCAAGCTCAAGGAGGAAATGTCCCGAATGAAGAAGGAGGGCAAGGATGGTACGGATGAATACAAGCAGATGAGTGCAGCCCTTGATGCGCTGAACAAGAAAGCCCGTACCTTGCGTGAGGAAGCGGGTAGAACCGGATATACCTACAATGAACTTCGTCAGAATGCAGCCAAGCTCCGAAGGGAATTGAACAATACTGTACCTGGTACCGAGAAATGGAAGCAGTTGCAGGCCGAATTGAAAATAGCCGATGCCCGACTGAGGGAGGTGCGTGTGTCCGCACAGGGTACCAGCTTTTCTCTTGGCAAACTGGCAGACGGATTCAATCGCTATGCCGCCATCGGTGCCAGTGCTGTGGCTACACTGACGGGTGTGGCATTGACGGTACGTGGTTGCGTGAATGAGTTTGCCGAAATGGAAGAAGCCGAAAGTCAGGTAACCAAGTACACGGGTATGACCAAAGATGAAGTGAAGGCACTGAACGAGGAGTTCAAGAAGATGGATACCCGTACACCACGCACGGAACTGAACGAGTTGGCTGGTACAGCCGGACGCTTGGGCATCCAAGCCAAGGAGGATGTACTGGAATTCGTGGAAGCAGCCGACATGATCAATGTAGCGCTTGGTGAAGACTTGGGTGAGGATGCCATCAAGAACATCGGCAAGCTTTCGGACATGTTCGGTGATTCATCGAAGAGCATGAAGGAAAACATGCTTGCCATCGGTAGTGCGGTAAACTCCGTAGCACAGAACTCCAGCGCTAGCGAACCCTACTTGGTAGAGTTTACTGCACGCATGGGTGGTGTGGCCAAACAGGCGAACCTTGCCATTACCGATGTGATGGGCTTCGCTTCGGCACTCGACCAGAACATGCTCCGTTCCGAAATGGCATCTACTGCTTTGTCGGGTCTTATTATGAAAATCTATCAAGAGCCGGCGAAGTATGCCAAGCTGGCCGGTATGGATGTGAAAGAGTTTACCGACCTGATGGAAAAGGATGTGAATGCTGCCATTCTTTCCTTCCTGGAATCCTTGGGCAACCTGGGTGGCATGAACAAGATGGCTCCTGTGCTGAAGGAGATGAAACTGAGCGGTGCGGAAGCAGCCGGAGTGATTTCGACCTTGGCGGGCAATGTGGCCAAAGTGCGTAAGGAACAACGGCAAGCGAGTGAAGCGTTTGCTGAAGGTACCTCGATTGTAAACGAGTTCAATGTACAGAACAATACCGTACAGGCTGAACTGGACAAGGCCAAGGAACGTTTTGCGGACATCCGCCGCGAATTGGGAGAGCAGCTTCTTCCCGTGATGAAGTATATGGTGAGTACGGGTAGCTTGACGGTGAAAGGACTGAGCAATATCATTACCTTGTTTGGTAAGTATGGTTTTACTATAGGTGCCGTTACGGCTATGATTGTGGGATACACTGCCGTAGTCAACACATCGATATTGGCCGATAAGGCTAAAGTTCTATGGACAGATAAAGTAGCCGCTTCCTTTACCAAATTGTGGAGTGTCTTGAAAAACAATCCTTGGGGACTGTTATTGACAGCCGGTGCTTTTCTTGCTGGGTTAGCTATTGACCTTAAAAGAAGGAATGATGCCGTTACAGAATCGATGAGAAGTCAGAAAAAAGCTTCAGAAGCAGTTACAGAACAGATAGACAGAGAAGCAGCTTCCGTACATTCTCTTTACAATAACATCAACAATGAAAATTTGTCGAATGAAGTACGGTTGAAATACTTGAATCAGCTGAAAACCCTTATTCCTGGTTATAATGGCATGTTAAGTAAAGAAGGCAAGCTTATCAATGACAATAAAAGAGCCATTGATGAATACTTGTCTTCACTGGAAAGGAAAATCAGAACGGAAGCTGCCGAAGAAGAACTGAAGGAGTTGATTCGCAGAAAACGTTCCGCAGAAAAACGTTTGGCAGGAGAGCTTGAGACCGAGAAGGAAACTTCACGGAGTCTTTCAAATGCTGAATTTTCTGCTCATAATCAAAGCAGGCGATTATCGACTCCTGGTACACGTATGTTGTCAACCGGATTGAATCAAGGTGTTAAGCAGATGCAGACATTGCATAATGCTGCAGCTAAGGCGGTAAATAAGACTAAGACAGAAATCAAGGAATTGGATGATGCCATTGCTGCATTGAATCGTGAGTTGGCTAATACTAAAGTTATAGTGGATGATGTCGAAGAAGAATCTGGCAATCCATCAAACAATACAGGCGATAGTGATAAGGCTGATGAGTACAAGAAACGGCTGGAGGCATTGCAACGTGCACAACGTGAGGAGGAGAATGTGATACGTGAGTCACAACTTCTTAGCCAAGATAATGAAGCGTTACATCAACAGATGCTTTATGAAATTGACATCAAGTATCTTGCTTTGCGTAAAAAACTTCAAGATGAATTCGGTGAGGATTCATCAGAAACCCAAAAAGAATTGCTTGAGAAGATGATAGCTGAGTCTAATCGTCAAGCTAAAGCACTGGAGGAAGCACGTAAACCTATTGAAGTAGAAGAAGAGGTTGAAGAGGATAACTACTTGATAGAGAAATTCAAGAATTCACTTGAAGGACGTGAAGCAATACTTCAAGCCCAACGGGATGCAGACCTCATATCCGAAGAAGAATACCAAGACAAGCTGCTTGAAATCACCCGTGAAAAATCTGAGCGTAGAGCCGAAGTACAGAAGGCATCCATGCAGGTAGTGGCCGACTTGGCGGGTAGTTTCAGCCAATTGTTCTCTGCCTTGATGGATGGTGAAATTCAGAAGGTGGAAAGCCGATATGACAAACAGATAGCAGCTGCCAAGGCTGCCGGCAAGGATACGACCAAGCTGGAAGAACAGAAGGAAGCCGAAATCAATGCCATCAAGAAGAAGTATGCCGACAAACAGTTTGCCGCTGCTGTGCTGCAAGTGACTGCTACCACTGCCATCACTGCCATGGAAGCTTACAAAGCGATGGCAGGTATTCCGGTGGTGGGTCCTGCCTTGGGTGCTGCTGCCGCTGCAGCTGCCATTGTAGCCGGTGCGGCGCAGATTGCAGTAGCCAAGCAACAACGTGACGAAGCCAAAGGCTTGAAAAGCGGTGGTTATTCATCGGATTATGTAGAAGGTTATACGTCCCGTGGTGATTCGGATGATGTGGCAGGAGTGATTCCTGTACATAAGAATGAGTTCGTAGCCAACCATGTGGCGGTAGCCAATCCTCATGTGAAGCGCTTCCTTGACGTGTTCGACTTGGCACAGAAAGACGGCAGTATCCGATGGATAGATACGACCCAGATATTGGAACGTACCCGTACCCGTTCCGGTCGCTATTCGGGTGGATATTCGGGACAAACTGCAGCATCCGTTTCGAACGTTACTTCTGTAGGTGATATCCAAGTGGTGCAGTTGCTGAACCGTATTATTGTGCTGCTGCAGGCGGGCAATGAAAACACCTCGAAGATGGCCAACCAAGGCATTCCGATAGATGTGCGTACTATCCGTGACGGGCTAAAAAAGCTCGACCGGCTGGAGGCGAACGTGAGCCGATAGGTGTCCTTTTCTGAATGCCTTGATAGAACGATATTTGCATCAAAACATCAGGTGTATGACTAGAGAACGAAAAATGAACATCCAATTGGCTACCGCCGTAATACTGGCTTTGGCTGGGCTGGTACTCATCATGATGGGCTTCTGGGTATCGCCCATCGGTGAGATTCATAATTCCGTATTGGTGGCCTTCGGAGAAATCAGCACTTTCTCCGGCTGCCTTTTCGGTGTAGACTATCATTATAAAATAAACAAGTACCATGGACAAAAGAACCAATCCGATAACAGCGGAACAAATTAAAGGGATCATGCCGCACGCTACGGCTGAAAACATTCGTACTTATCTGCCGTATCTGAACGAAACGATGCAACGTTTCGGTATCGACACGCCCATTCGTCAATGTCATTTTCTGGCACAACTGGCTGTGGAGAGCGGTTCGCTGCGCTATGTTCGTGAACTGGCTTCAGGCGAAGCTTACGAAGGACGCAAGGAGTTGGGTAACATATTACCGGGTGATGGGGTGAAATTCAAGGGTCGGGGACTTATTCAGTTGACCGGACGTGAGAATTACCAACGTTTCCAAGATTGGTTAGTATTGAACTATACGGAGGACATCGATGTCCTTACCTATCCTGAATTGTTGGAGACTCCGGAACTGGCTGTGATGGTGGCAGGCTGGTATTGGGATGTACGCAATGTGAATGCGATGGCCGACCGCGATGATATAGTGACGGTGACACGAAAAGTGAACGGTGGGCGTAACGGATTGCCGCAGCGTATTGAGTTTCTGAATCGTGCTAAACTAATTCTTGGATGGTTATGAGAAGCATTTATTTGGTATTCGGGTGTTGCCTTATGTTTGCAGCAGTTATGTTGATGGGACTGAGTATGCAGTCGTGCAAAAGCAAGCGGACTGTAGAAAGGAATGTACAGATGGACAGTATGGCCATGTCGGCATACAAGGAAGAGCTGGACAGCTTTGCTTTCAGCCGGTTATTGGAGCGTTATCAGAAGAATTGGTCACTGGAAATAAGGCATTATCGTCCAGTGAAGGATTCTACGGGCAAGGTGACGCACACATATTTGGAGAAAGATATAAGAATGCGGCATCGCCATGAAAAGGAACGGGACAGTTCCGGGTGTAATGTCGTGTTCATATCCAAGGAAGACAGTACGGAGGTACAGGTTTCAGAAGATACGGAGCATAAGGAGGAGCCGGTAGCAAGGGATTATAAAATCTTTTTCTTCCTTCTGTTGATGGTATTACTTTTTGTTCGGATGAAAAAATAAATTTTCCAAATCTCAATTCTTTAGGCCCGACTACTCGTGAGAGTAGCCGGGCTTATTCTGTCCTTTTTTGGATTGGATTCCGTTTTTATCTTCGTGCTATGAATGTATTTGAAGCAATCAGACAAATGAAGGTGCTGACGGATCAAGGTAAGACCTTTTCCTTCAGTTTTATGTCCTATTCCATAGACAGGCACAAAAGTCATGGGATAGTATCGGTTGAACATGCAAAACTTCGTGCTGGGAATCGCAAGGAGCGTACCCGTTACAATGATTACTTACTGAACTTCATAGATATGGATACTTTGGAGGAGAAAACTTGTTGGCAGCCTTTGCTGCTTGAGTTCAATGGTGTAATGTTGGAGTTGAATTGATTATGGCTGAAAATACCGAAAATACGGATAATAAGAAAATTGCCCTGAACCTGGATTTTGAACAAATCATTCCATGGAACGGGAAGCAGGATACTGGCCGAGACGTGCGTCTGAAGTTGGACCGCAATTGGCAAAAGGTGACTGATGCTTTCAATACGATATTGGAGTTTATGGTCACTGGCGATTATTTGGAATCCCAATATCTCCGTAAGGATAGGGATGACGCTACACCTTATCGTTTGGGAGTTGGGAGTCTGAGTTTTCAGGACAAGCCCATCAACCGCTTTATCCGTTACTATGACGAAGACAAGCCCGAAGAGGTGAGTGATGCTGATTTCTATTCGGCCTTGATGGTTGATGAGAGAATCAAGGAGGGTGCGAAAGAACTTGATGAACGTTACCTACGTAAGGACAAGGAAGATACCGCTCACAAACATATTACATTTGAAGAAGGTATAACTGTATATGAGCTTGCCAAGATGATGAACCTTGAAGTGGAGCAGTTGGCTACCATTGCAAAGGCTATTGTCAAGGTTATAGGTTCGTCTACCTTCGTGGACGGCTTTTTTGGTGAAGGATGGCAGATCTGGAAAGCCATTGCAACTGAAGACTGGAATTTCACCATTGACCGGTTGACGGTCCGCAAGGTAATGACGGTCTATGAACTCATTATACAGAAGATACGTTCTGTGGGTGGTATGGTGGTCGTCAGTGCAGCCAACGGCAAGATTAAGGAAGTTGAACAAGCCGGGCTGGAATACAAGTTCACTTTCGAGGACACGAACATGTTCTGTGAATATGACCTCATGAGATGCCAGGTCTGGACGGGTACTGGAACAAAGTACTATTGGGTGGAGGTTGTCCGTGTCGAAGGTGAAGAAGTCTATACCCGTGTTGCCGATTTCGGGGGTGTCATTCCTGAACCGGGCGATGAGGTGGTATTGATGGGTAACACGCGGAACAAGCTTCGCCAGAACCTTATCCTCATCAGCGCCACCGAGGACGGGCAGCCCAGGTTTGACTGTCTTGATGGAGTGAAGACAAAGAACTTTGATGGCTGTCTCCGTACTAGAGTCGGTTGTCTTGACGGGATTACCGATGACAGGTTCCCGTCCGATATGCAACCGAAAGGATATGGACTTTATGCTGACAACTGTTTCTTGACCGGTGTGTTCGTCCTCTCCAATGGAAATGATGTACAAACGCAGTTCGCCATTTTGGAGGGGATGATAAGAACATCCATAGCTTCCGTACAACAGCAGATAAACGCGGAGGACAACTATCTGAGCAACGCATCATTCACATCCAATATGGAGTCGTGGAATTTCTTCAATGATGTCAGGGTCTTCCGGACATCTGGCGGTTTGCTCCATTTCAATGGCAACTTTTATTCTATCAAGAATGCTGTTGCCGGGATTGTGCCTAAAGATACGATGAATGTTCTCCGTCTGAAGAACAGTTATATAAAGCAGCTCAATGATGATTTCGCCATGCACCCCGAATTTGACCTCGTGGAGCAGATTAGGACTGATGCTGACGGGAACGAGGTAAATACAGGCGTCAAACTGTACAGACCCCGGATGTTTTTTGTTTCCTTCAAATATATGGTCCTGAAACGTGGAACCTTGCGTGTACGTTTCGAGAACGAGATGGGTGGAACTGATTTTGAGTCTTATACTCCTATCGTTCACGAAGAGGTGCTGGAAACCTCATCTTCTTTTGAAGTAAAGGAGATTGCCGGGAAATGGAACGGTACGGGTGACTTCCTGCTTTCGTTTGACGGTGACATCTACATATATGACCTTGCTTTGGCCGATAACAAGCTGGCCGATATGGAGGAGCGTTGGTCAATGCAGCTGGAAGTGACGGACAAGAAGATACAGGCCAATGCCGAACATATAAAGCAGCAAGGCGAAAACCTGGAAGAGTATCGGAGTGAGTTCCTATTTACGGCAGAGGAGCTGAGGACGGAATTCACGGCTCTGGTGCAGAATAAGGAGGAGGACATTACGGAAGCATATACAGGTCTGGTAGAACTGACCGCAGAGCGTCTCACTTCGGATTATACGGCAAAGATTGCCGACTATTATGGTACCGTTACGGAAGAGTACCAATCAAAGATTGAGCAAACGGCCGGGAGCATCAGGACAGAGGTGAACGGACGCATCGATGATGTGGAGAATGGTATCAGGGCGGACATGGGCTCGTCTTTCACTCAGTTGGCCAATCAGATAGAGCTGAAGGTTTCACAGACCGATTATGATTTGCTTGAAGGTATTGTCTCGAACCATGAGACCCGTATCACCCAGAATACGAATAGCATCGAGGCAGTGGCAAACTCTATCGAAACGGATGCATGGGGGAATATTACCAACATCAGCACAAGCGGCCTGGTTCTAGACAGTGAGTTTGCTTCATTGTTTTCCACTCAAGTAAACAGTCAGGGAGTGGCAAAGACTGCACAACTTTCCGCTTATGTATTGGAGTCAGAGTTGGGTTCTCTCGTTTCGAAGATTGAGATATCGGCTGACCAGATTGACCTGACGGGCAAAGTGACCTTCAATGCCCTGCATGATGATGTCGTTTCAGAAATTGACGGCAAGGCAACGCAGGATGACATTGATGACTCCATCTATTGGTTGGAATATTCATTGGGCAGTTTGGCATATAGGGATTCCATCAGTGCCAGTTCGGGTTATATAACAGGGCTTGGGGACTTGGCTTTCAAGAGCATGATCGGCAAATCACTGCTCGATGATACGGTCATTCAAGGAGGTTATATAAGGACTTCACTGATTGATGCGAGTGCTTTGAGAATTGGAGGGTCCCAAGTGACAGGACTGGGAGATCTGGCATATCAGGACGGTGTCAATGCTTCTGATGTGAGCGGTTTGGGCAGCCTGGCTTACCTGAATAGTATAAAAGCTTCAGACGTGAGCGGTCTGGGGTCTCTCGCGGTTTATGACAATGTTCTTGATGCAATGGAGGACGAGACCATCATGGTTGGTGGGTATATCAAGACTTCCCTTATTGATGTTGATGACTTGGTGGCGAAAAGGATTGTGACTGATTCTGATAGTTATGGGTATAAAGTGGACATCCAGAGCGGTCATATATGGATGAAAGACAATGACAATAACGTTGTCGTACAGGTCAATGCAAGTAGCTATGTCCCTGCGGTATGGCTTACCGATTCATCGGGGAACAGTTGCGGTATGAATTCCAAAGGTTTTTTTCATACTCCAGCAAGCGGAGGGATGGTTCAAATTACAAATGGTAAAATATCGTTGTCGTCAGGTGCAGCAATTGAAGGTATGGCCATAAAAAATATCAATGACGGATATTTATATGGAACGTCGGATTTTTCCATTGTCAGTTCAGGTAAAACACTTCCTAGTTCTAAGTTATATCCGGGAAAAATCATATTTGTCAAGTGTAGTGTAAGTAGTGGCAATGTAACCATCTCTGCTTCATCGGGAGACAAGATTGTCGGATGGAGTAGCAAGAAATCAGATGCAGCAAGTAGTGTAACAAGCAGTGGCAGTAGTGCCATGTTCTTTATCAGTGATGGACTGGGCTATTGGTACGGATTCGTTTGTCATTAATTAAATTTTGAATATATGGAAAAGAAAAGAATGGTTGATTTCAGCAAGGTGATGATTCAACACACCTTTGAGGGAGAGAAAGTAGCGGTAGACCTCCGCAAGCAGTTGGGGAACAAGATCCACCAGACTACCGGTGATATCGGGTTTGACGATTTCGCGCGGCAGATTTATTTCTCTGAAGGTGAGATTGAAGTCCCGGATGAATACGTGGAACCATTAAAACAGGTTGTAAAGGAGAATTTCCTTGCTTCCGTTCAGAGAGCGATAAATGAATTATTAACTAAAAACGAATGATTATGGCAATGGTCTTGACTGAGAGCTATGAGATGCGCAAGTCCTACAATGAAGTGGTTGTGGGGGAAGAGAAGTATGTGATTGACTATTCTGTCAAAAGCCCGATTGACGGGGCGGCTGAAGAGGTGAATTCCACTTTCAGCCATGTGGAGAATGAAAAGAAGCAACGAGTAGGTTATGGTACCTATAACCAGGGGGCTTCCAGTGTCCGTTTCGATGCTTCAGCGAATGTTCCTTTTGAGGTGCAGAGTACCATCAACGACCGTTTCATGGCTGACCTCGAAGAAATCCTGAACTGATATGGCAGACTACGATATCGAACAATTGTCTGACCTTGTCAAGTCGGATATTCTCGCTGAATCGCAAGGAGTAGGTGAGATTCCGGTTGTGACGTCCCTCTCGGGCATCAACTCGCTTCCGGCACTTCGGGGCAATGAGGTTGTGGAGGTTCCTCTACAGCTCTTGTCCAAACCAGCGGAAGATGCGGCAGCGACAGCTGAAGCTGCTGCTGCCAATGCTACTGCAGCAACGGAGAAGGCCGTTGAATCTACGGAAAACGCTGATGCCGCTACGAAGAGAGTTACGGATTCTATCCTGGAACTGACTGAAGAGAAGGCGAAAATCGCCGAAATGTACGCTTCTGAACAGGAACGTATATCCAACGAAAATAACCGGATAGCAGCGGAAGAATCCCGCGAGACAACTTTCGGCCTGCTGCGGACAGATATGGCGACTGCCATAGGTAAGTGTGATAAAGCGACCGACGATGCGGTTGCAGCTGCTTCCCTGGCAAATACGGCTGCAGGCAGTGCCAGTGCGGAAGCTTCTGATGCGAAGGATGCTGCTTTGAAAGCTAATACGGCTGCTTCCGATGCCGATGCAGCTGCAAAGAAGGTTACTGATGCCATTGTCGAAATCTCGACTCAGAAACAGGCTGCACTTGATGCGGCAGCTTCGGCCAATGCGGCAGCTACCAATGCCAATTCTGCTACCAACAATGCCAATATAGCGGCTACGGCAGCGAACCAGTCGGCTACCAATCTGAGTGCGATCAAGTCAGAGTGTCAGGATGCGACAAGCCGGTGCAATTCCACCAATGCCACGGCAGAAGAGAAGATTGTGGCGATGGATGCCGTGTTGAAGAGCATTTCAGCGGAATCCCAAGCCGCACCTGTCAAGCTGGAGGTATCGGTACCGGAGAGCATCAGCACCAAGAACAAGGTGGTGCAGCGCATCGGTTTCCAGTTGTATCCTACCTA